TCTATGGTAATCACGTCTGAAGTGACGACAGGCGGATCGACCCCCGAAGGAAACGGCTTATTTTTCATAAATGGTGTGGAATCCTTAAGATTAGCTGCTTCGGCAAACGTAGGGATTAAATCATCATCAGTAACCCAAGCTTTAACGGTAACAGGAAACATCCTTGCGTCAGGTAACATAACCGCTTTCTCTGATGAAAGACTTAAGACAAACATCCGAGATGTTACTGGAGCTATAGAAATTATTGAAAGGCTAAGAGGAAGAAGATTTATTAAGGATGGAAAGGAAAATATTGGGGTTATTGCTCAGGAAACCCAATTGGTCCTTCCAGAATTAGTTTCCACAGAGGACGAATATCTATCAGTTAATTATTCTGGTTTTGTTGGTGTATTGATTGAAGCTGTCAAAGAACTATCTGCTAAAGTTAGGGAGCTAGAAAATCGATGACATTGCAGAGCTCGGGCCCAATAAGCATTCAAGATCTTCAAACAGAGTTTGGTAGAACAGCCGGGTCTCTTGATTCTTATTATGGAGAAGATATAGGAGTTCCAGCAAGTCTACCCGATACAGTGGCTCTATCACTCCAGGACTTTTATGGAAAAAGCGCGGGGCCTATAGTTTTTTCATATGAGGGGGTTTTTAGTTCAACCACAAATGCTAATACATATACCTTTTCATCAACTCCTATAGGGGCAGCTGCATCAGACCGATTGGTAATAGTCGGCGTAAGCCTAGTTGGGGGCACAGGAACTATATCTTCTGTACGACTGGGGGGTGTTGAAATGACTGAGGTTGGTACAACCTTTGGCGGGGAAATGGGTATATACAGAAGAAACTTGGGCACAGGAACCACGACAACCATAATTGTCGAGCATTCGGGTGCACCGACATCATGCGTAATAGGTGTTTGGCAAGTGACCGGATTAAGTAGTTTTACACATAGAGACTTTTACACCGGCAGCCCAGTAGCGGGAGGTGTGCAAATCGTATCACCAGTACCAATTCTACCCAAACGATCATTTGGTGTTTGTATACAACAAGTCCGAGGCACCGCAGAAGATCCGAATCTATTAGATGATTTTGTCGTAAACACTAATACTACAATTGAGTCGGTTAGACATAAATTTTCAAGACATGCGCCGAATGCAAATAAAGAGGAATATCAAATTGTTTTCACAGGAACAACCAATGATTCCGTAAATTCCATAGCTGCGTTTTGGCGATAAATACTTTGAGAATATGAGGGTAAAATGTCAATTAAAGCAAATTTATTGATAAAACAAGGCGAAGACTATTCTGTGAAGATACAGCTACAGAATTACGATCTTACTGGGCATCAGGTTTCTTCCCAGGTGCGAAAAAGTTATTCTTCAAGTACAGCAAAGACATTTGTAACTAGCAATACCGGAGCAAATGGAGAAATTTATCTTTCCATGAATAACGCGAATACGAGTTCGCTCGTTCCTGGCCGATATGTTTATGATGTGAAGATAACAAGTCCGGGAGGACAGATGACTAGGGTTGTGGAAGGAATAGTTACTGTCACGCCAGGTGTAACCACCCCATGACAACCATCGTTGGATCAGTTCTTCAGCCGGCCTTTATCAAAGGTATTGTTACACCCCAGCAGACGCTGGTCGTGGGCGGGTCTGGATTAGCTGGAGGATCTTCTCCTCAGTTCCTGGATAATATAGTTGACGTTGATGCCACTAATCCAAGAAATGGCAGCATATTGTCGTATGATCAACCTTCCGGTAGATTTCAAATGAAACTTTTTGATGAAATAAGTAACACGACTGTAGATGGGGGCTTCTTCTAATGAGCTTAATCAAGATAAAAAGATCCGGAACAACTGGCTCACCGCCCAATCTGGCGCAAGGCGAACTTGGATATTCCTGGTTGGCAGGAACTCAGGCTAATGGCGGAGATAGGTTATACATCGGAACCGGGACGGAAACTGCCGGCAATGCGGCCAATCTAGATGTTATTGGGGGGAAGTACTTTACCGCGATGTTGGATCACGTGGCTGGAGTTGTTGAACCATCATCAGCGTTAATAGTCGATGCGAGTGGAAAACTTAACATCTTTGACGTTGATAATATTCGCTTAGACGGAAACACCATCACAACCACAAATACAAATGGAAATTTGATCTTCAACACGAACGGATCTGGATCATTTGACTTTTCTAACAAGAACAGTGTGAACGTTCCTAACCCAACAGTACCCACTGCAATAGCAAACAAGCAGTATGTAGATGCTGCCGTAGGCGGGGGCGGCGGATCACTCTCATTTGCTGGCACATCTGGAACAGATTCACTTAACCTATCAACAGATACGCTTACGTTTTCTGGAACTGGGCTAACTGCTGTAGTATCGAATAACCAGGTAACGTATGCATTATCCAACACAACAGTCACGGTGGGTTCATACGGGTCAGCTACCGCAGTTGCTACATTTACCGTAAACGCGCAAGGTCAGCTTACAGCTGGGGGAAGCACTACAATTTCAATCCCTTCTTCACAGATCAATAACTTTCAAGAATCTGTTGAAGATACAGTCGGCGCAATGGTCGCTGGTAATACTGAAACTGGCATAACAGTCACATACGACGACGGCACAGGTAAACTTAACTTTGACATTGGCCAGGCCGTAACGACTACCTCGAACGTTCAATTCAACACAGTGACTACAGCTGGGAATTTTACGGTCGGCGGCGATCTTATTGTAAATGGAAACACAACATTCATAAACGTTGCTACCCTAGAGGTAGAAGATTCGTTGATCCGCCTAGCTGCTAACAACGTTGCAAACTCAGTTGACATAGGTTTTATTGGCCGATGGGTTAATGGTGCTAACACCGAGCACGCCGGACTATTTAGGGATGCAACGAATAATGAATGGTATCTATTTGGGCAATATCAAGACGCGGACATATCGGACAACATAATTGACCGTGGGTCTGGTACCTTTGCCTTGGCATCACTGACTGCAAATACATTCACGGGATCCTTAGCAGGAAATGCCAACACTGCAAGTAGATTAGCGACAGCTAGAACTATTACATTGACCGGAGACATTGCCGGCTCAGTCTCCTTTGATGGTTCGGCCAACGTATCAATTACAACAAATATCGAATCAAACTCAGTGACACTTGGGACAGATACAACTGGTAACTATGCTGGATCTGTCGCAGTAACAGCAGGCACTGGGCTTTCGATTACTGGTACTGCTGGTGAAGGCACGGCTTTTGTGTTAGCTGGTATTGATGCGTCAACATCAGTAAAAGGAGTTGCCAGATTTCTTGCGAATGAGTTTATTGTAAACTCTGGGGTTGTTGAACTCGGCATCATAGATTCGGGGACATACTAATAGATGGTCACACGGATACTTCATCGAAAGAGTGCCTCCGGTGGAGCAGTTCCGACTACGGCTGCTATACAGCTCGGGGAGATCGCAATAAATACATTTGACGGCAAATTGTTCATCAAAAAGAACAATGGGGTCGAAAGCATTGTAGAAATAGGGGGGGCCGGGGGCGGTAACACATTCTCCACCATATCGGTTTCTGGCCAATCAGACGTTGTGGCAGATTCTACTTCCGACACACTCACAATTGCAGCATCTGGGGGGGTTACCATAACAACTAACGCAACTACGGATACGATTACAATTGCAACACAAAAAATTACTGTGGGAACAACAGCTCCTTCATCTCCTTCAATAAATGATCTTTGGGTGGACACAAATTAATGGCTATAACCAATATTGACACACTTATTAACGCACTTGGAAACAACTATTCTAGATTTCTAATTTCAAAACCTAGCATTACAACTACAGCTGCAAACTATTGTTCTTTGTGGAGGGCTACTGGAACTCCAGCACAAGGCGCTATACCAACAGCGGCTGCTGTTTGCAATACAAATACAGTGGGTGCTGTTGGTTTTACTGCACAAGTTGCTCCGACCAAAGCATACTTGGCCTGGCAAGTGGCCACTATTGTTAACGTACCTTCAGCATTAGAAATGCATGACAGATTGGTTCACATGGGTGGTTTATCCGGAACAGTTACTACGGCACAAAACGTTACAATAGATTTGAACAGCCTTCTGGCAACAGATAATATTTCTGCACGAATTGGAGACGCAAACTATTCTGATGTCACTTGGTGGTTAGAATGGTATACATCAACTGGCTCGACGGCATCTACCGCAACCGTTAACGTAACATACAACGACGGCACAACAGGAAACTTGAGTGCAATTTCACTTGCCGCAACTCGACCTGCCAGCCTTGCTATTTCTCTCAATGCTTTTATTCCGGCACTGACACCCCAGAAATTTATCCGAGGAGTTAATACTGTGACTCTTTCTCCATCAACCGGCACGGCTGGAAACTTTGGGATTACTGCTACTCGAAGTAGAGCATATCTTCCGTTTTACATATCAAACAAGACCGAAGTCGGGGATTGGCAGTTGCTTGGATTACCAGAAATATTCAATTCATCTTGCCTGTTTCCGATGATTTATACTGGTTCAACATCAACATCTGTAGTTTCTGGTCAAGGTAAGATAATTTACGGCTAATGTGGCATGGCAATTACAACTCTTTCTCAATACGAAAAGGCAAAATTTACCCGAGGCATTTATAGAACTCGAGTAAGTAAAGCTATAAGCACAACAGGCCAAAGCAATCAGCCTGTATCATATTGGACACCAACAGGAACTCCTGCAGTAGGGGGTGTTCCTCTGACCACTGCGGCGGTTTGCAGTTCTGGCACAGTCGGAGCACTCCCTCTTCCGACTAAAAATTCAAACGAAAGCATGTATCTCTACGGAATGACGGGAACATCATCTAATGCAAACTCAAATTTTGAATTACATGACAGACTTATGCATGTCGGAGGATATTCAGGAACTAGCACAAGTTTTCAGGCATTCCCCATCAATTTATCGGCCAATCTGGGTACGGCCAATTTAGCTGCCAGAATCGGCAAATCAGATTATTCCGAAGTAAGTTGGTGGCTAGAATGGTATATCGCCACGGGAGCAACTGTCACAACCGCTACTATCCTGTATGAAGCAGATGGGTTAGTTGGTGATGACAACTTTTCTCTTTCCGTCCCGGCATCAAGACCTTCCGGCTGTCTTATAAACCTTAATAACTCATTGTTCAACGCCGCGGGCGAACAAAGATATATCAAAAAAATAAACTCCATTCTTCTTGCTACATCGACGGGAACAATAGGCAACTTCGGAATAACCGCCACTCGGCTTATAGGAGTTACAAATTCTTGGAACAACAACACGCTTAAGACCGCGGATATGTTTCAGAATGCTCATCAGAAAATAGAAGATCAATCTTGTCTTTTTGCGCTGGCCAGCGCGACAAACAATACCACAAACACTATAAACTTAGCAGTGGAGATGGTCGTTGGTTAAACCACTTTTAACTCCGTATTTTGGTAAAATACGAATTCTTGGTTATGATCAAGAAACAGATTTTGCCGTTACATTTGAGACTGATACATTTGAAGCAGCTGCGCCCTCTTCGGAAGGGCTCATATCTGTATGGACTGGTGCTGCTTGGGTAGAAAAGCCAGTAAAAGTCTGGAATGGATCTTCATGGATAAATAAACCATTGAAGCGATGGAATGGATCTTCGTGGATAGTTACATAGGTGAATAATGGCAGCTCCAACTACAAGAGAAGAATTCAAAGCATATTGCCTGCGTAAGCTAGGGGCACCAGTCATTGAAATTAACGTCGATGATGATCAAGTAGAAGATCGCATTGATGAAGCATTATCATATTGGACCGACTATCACTTTGACGCGACAGAAAAAATCTATGCTCGCTACCAGTTAACTCAAACGGATATTGATAATGGCTGGATTCCAGTACCTGAAAACGTAATGGGTGTTGTGAACATCTTCCCTCTTTCTCAAGCATTGACCGGAGGAAGTATTTTCTCGGCAACGTATCAATTTGTTTTAAACAATCTACAGAACTTTGTCAACTATGACATGGTAAACTATTACATGTCATTCCAACATCTTGCTTTCATGCAAGAATTGCTGGTCGGTCTACCTAAAATTCGATACAGCCGCCACAGAAACCAATTGTTTCTTGATGTGTCTAAAGAGAAACTTGTAGTCGGGCAATATATCATCTATGAATGCTATCAAGTAATCGATCCTGTAGAGTTCCCCAATGTCTGGAAAGATCGATGGCTCCAGAATTATGCGACGGAAAAGATCAAGTATCAATGGGGAAGCAATCTAACCAAATTCAATAACATGCAACTCCCCGGTGGTGTTCAGTTCAATGGTGAAATGATTCTTCGTGATGCCCAAGAAGCAATAGCCAAAATGGAAGAACAGATGTTATCATCATTTAGTCTCCCGGTCTCAGATCTTACGGGGTAGTTTAAAATATTTCGTATAAATAGAATACTAATGGGGAGTAGACTATGTATACAATGGCGGAAGAGTATTACATTTCATGTCTTGTTAATAAGAAAAAAGCAAGTGGAAAAAAACTCGCATCACTGGGGCAAATAGATTACAAAAAAATATACGACGATATTCACGGAATAGCATCACCTAAGATATGCATAGAATGCAAAGTAAATCACGTCGCATTTATAGATTTCTCTCAAGGCTATAGAAAGTATTGTTCTAAACCGTGTTTTACAAAACACATGTCACAGGCAAACATTCTAGAAAATAAACACAGAAATCTAGCTCGAAGCATTAAGCTCAAAATGGAGCAAAAAGACAAACTTCTGTTAGCTGCACAACTTTATAAAGAAAGTTATGATAGTATCAAAACGGTTGCTCAGAAAGTAAATCTTTCCCCCGGGGCGCTCAGACAATATCTAGTTTCGAACGATCTTATTCGAAAAAGAAGTCAAATTCTTGTTAGAAACCAAAACTTAGAAATACAATTTTGCTCCATCAATGAAAAACTAAAAGACAGCGGTTGGGTTAAAAGTAAAATTGAAGCTGGGTTTACTGCGAAGATGTTTGCACACGAGTTAGGTTGCTCACCCAATTACGTAGCTTCTTTCTTAAGAGAAATTGGCTCACCTCTATTAGGAAATGGGTTTAGAAGTAGCTACGAATTACAATTAGCATCAATATTAGATTCAATTGGGGTAAATTACGAACAGAATACAAGATCTATAATTCACCCCAATGAATTAGATTTCTGGGTTCCCTCCCATAATTTGGCGATTGAGGTTAACGGTCTTTACTGGCACAGTTCTAACTTTAAACCCAAGAATTATCACTGGGATAAAACACAGAAATGCAATAACATAGGAATCAGACTTTTGCATATCTACGACTCTGAACTGAATGAAAAGTTTGATATAGTAAAATCTATTGTGTTAAATGCTTTAGGCAGAAGCAAACAAATTTATGCCAAAACTACTCGGATACAAGTATTAACTACATCAGAATACAAGCTTTTTTTGGATATAAATCATCTTCAGGGATATATTCCTACTTCAATTAAACTTGGCCTTTTCCGGGATGAAGAGTTGGTTGCAGTGCTGGGTCTTTCTAAGTCTAGATATGACAAAACCCACCAATACGAATTGATCAGATATTGTAATAAATTGAATCACACCGTAGTGGGGGGAGCGAGCAAACTCTTCACACACTTTGTAAAAACCTATGCCCCAGACAGTGTTCTATCATACGCTCAAGCAAGACTGTTTACGGGCAAAATGTATGAAAATTTGGGAATGACTTGTATCAGAAAAAGCCCCCCAAATTACAGTTGGGTGAACGCAAAGAACGATATCCTTACCAGATATCAAACTCAAAAGCACCAAATTTCGCAAGGTAGAACAGATATAAGAACGGAAAAAGAAATTATGACTGGACTGGGCTATTATCAGGTCTACGATTGTGGGCAATTAGTTTATTCAATTTCATTCGATAAATAAACTAAATTATCGTACAAGGGAATTTCAATGAATATTAAAGATCCAAACGAAAACAATTTCCTGGAAGTTGACGCAAGCTATAAGCTCTATGATGACAGCGGCAAAAAATACACAGAGGATGATATCAGAAAAATATTTGAAACATATCCAACCGAAGATTTAGAAATTTATGATGAAAAAGTTTAAAGAGTTTATTGAACAACCAATTCAAATAGACGAACCTATCCATTTCAAGGGAAAGGATACTGAGACAGTAAAACTAGACGAACCTATTCAGTTTAAAGGCCCCAAGCGTAAAGCACTCAAAGAAGATTCTCACAGTGATGATGTCTTTGAAACTTCAAAACGATTGCGCAAGAGAGCAGAAATAAAACCCGAACATAGAGGTCACATACGAGAATATACTAAGGACTCTGCTGATCTAAATCGTTCTCTAGCAAAACATGGATCGGATTCCCATCTTGACGAAAAGAATAAGAAAATTCATGAATCTATTCATGCATCAAAGCACGAAGCAGGCGAACATTTAGTTCTGCATTCTGGGGTCAGTGCTAGAATGGGTAATAGATTTTTGGAACACAGAGGTAAGATCTTTCATTCACCAGCACATATCAGTGCGTCACACGATCATGATATAGCGCACGAGTTTATGTTTAATCATAATCCGGGGTCAATGGGTGAACGGCATTTAGTGCATATTCACGTAAAGCCGAATGATAAAATACTCCACGTTAGCCATCACTCCGCTTCACCGGATGAACACGAAACTATAGTCCCATCTGGCACTCATTTAAAACACTTGAAAACTCACTCACACACCACAATTGACGGCGACACAATAGTTCATCATCACTTTGAAATTCACAAGCAGGAGTAACGGCAATTCCTACTAATTTCTACTTCAACACATATTCAAACTCAATGGAACAAAATCTCATCGAAGATTTGATCATTGAAAGTGTCCGCATATACGGCATTGATGTTTGGTATGTGCCTCGAGAATTTGGGAGCCTTGACGATGTTCTAAATGAAGATGATCGACCAGTCTTTAATTCCGCATATATGTTAGAAATGTACGTGAAGAATGTTGAAGGGTTTGAGGGTGAAGGGGATTTTCTTTCTAAGTTTGGCCTGCAGATACGCGATTCAATGACCCTAACTGTGGCTGGCCGAAGATTCACCCAAGAGGTTGGAGCTGCAACAACAGATGTAAGACCTAAGGAAGGCGATCTTATCTATTTTCCCCTGAATAAGAAAACGTTCGAGGTCAAACACGTAGAACACGAAGCAATCTTCTATCAGATGGGAGCATTACAGACATTTGACCTCCGAGTCGAGCTATTTGAATACAGCAATGAAACTTTTGCAACAGGAATTCCCGAGATTGATAAGTGGATGGAATCTAGGAATACACTAGCAAACAACACGATCGAGGGAATTGAAACAATTGACCCTCTAGCAGATAACCTGTCAATACGCTCTGTTTCTGATTCAATCCTAGATTGGACTGAAGTAAATCCGTTTGGCTCTAACCCATCAGGCCCAAATGTTTAGTAATTTTTATCATCAAACCACCCGGCGATATACCGCGATCTTTGGAACGTTGTTTAATAACATTTCAATTTCTCGAGCAGGAACTCCAATTGAAACGTTCAAAATCCCGATAAACTTTGCCCCGATGCAAAAATTTCTTGCAAAGATACAGCAAGATACAAATCTCGATTCTCCTGCCATCGTGCTACCAAGAATGTCATTTGAGCTCATGGGTATGAACTATGATCCGGACCGGAAGATTTCATCCACCAAGTTCAATCTTGGGGGAATTGCAGACCCCAACAGAGCAGTTGTGCAATATGTTCCGGCACCATACAATCTGAATTTTCAGTTGAACATAATGGCAAAATATCTAGAGGACGGAACCAAGATTCTAGAGCAAATTCTCCCGTATTTTCAACCAGCATATACGGTATCGGCAAAGATCATTGATAATCTTGACTATATTGTTGACATACCAATAGTTCTAAATTCGGTAAATCTGGAAGATGCTTATGATTCTTCATTCGAAGAGCGTAGGGTAATGATTTGGACTCTGCAGTTTACAATGAAAGCATATTACTATGGCCCAAATCAAAATAAGAAATTGATCAAATTTGCGGAGGCTAACACTGACATTGATAGATCTTCACTAGACATAGACGTAAGACCTGGATTGACTGCCGGTGGTTTGCCGACCACAAGTGCAGCAAATTCAATTCCGTGGCAAGATATAGAGGTATATGATGATTGGGGTACAATCATCATTGTAGATGAAAATGAATAAAAAGTTGGATAATTTTCTTGGTATACAATCAGAAAAGAAATCATCAGCCAAGATTCTAGAAATTCTAGAAAATCAGCGAGAGTTGGATTCGGATCAAGAGATTTTGCCGCCGCAGACGGCCGGGATGCGGAAACAACAATCAGATGAGGACTTTGATTTTGCTCGAGACAACATCAGAGCAGTAATCATGACTGCGACCGAATCTTTGTCGGAACTTTCCATAATAGCAAAGTCATCTCAAGAAGCTAGGGCGTTCGAAGTTCTGGCAAAAACGGTTGATTCCTTGGTAAACGCAAACAAAAGTTTGGTTGAATTGACTGACAAGAAGGCGGAAGAATCAAAAGACACAAAAAATGGGCCCCAAACAGTCAACAATAATTTGTTTGTGGGTACCACAAACGATCTTCTAGATATGCTAGAAAAGCGAAAGCAATCTAATGACTGATCCGATCCGGGGTTACAACGGAAACATAAGGCTCAAGGGAGAAGGGAGTAAAGTAGAATTTACTCCCCACGAAATAGCAGAATTCATAAAGTGTGCGGATGACATTGAGTACTTTGCCGAAAACTACATAAAAGTGATTACTGTTGACAAAGGCTTTGTTCCAATTAAACTATTCGATTATCAGCGAGAGATTATCCGCGCTTTCAATGATAACCGATATGTAGTTGTGAATACTGCGCGACAGATGGGCAAATCTGTAACGGCAGTTATTATCATTCTACATTACATTCTATTCAACAAACACAAGCTTGTAGCAATACTTTCGAACAAAGCCAAAGGCGCAATGGAAGTTCTCTACAAGATTAAAACTGCATATGAAGCTTTACCGAAATGGCTTCAACAAGGGATTGTAGAATGGAATAAAGGAACTATTATTCTAGAGAATGGTTCAAAGGTCATTGCTGAAGCTACAACAGGAAACTCTGCTAGAGGTTTGGCAGTAAACATTGCATATATCGACGAAGCGGCGTTCATTGAAAACTGGGATGAGTTCTTTACTTCGGTGTATCCTACTATTTCGTCGGGTGATACAACCAAACTCTTACTTACAAGCACACCAAAGGGACTTAATCACTTCTTTCAGGTGGTAGAAGGAGCAAAGGCAGGGACTAATGGTTACGTTTATGTGGAAGCTCCGTGGTGGAGACACCCGAAGAGAAACGAAGCCTGGAAAGAAGCCACATTAAAGGGTCTCAATTTCGATCAACAAAAATTTGAACAAGACTTCTGTTGTTCATTCATTGGATCGACATCCAGCCTCATACCGGGAAGTACACTAAAATTAATCATTTCTGATATAACTGACCCTATACATTCTGCAAACGGGCTTTCGGTGTATAAAGATCCAGTTGTCGGAAAAACCTATACCATGGTGGTGGACGTTTCCCGAGGAAAGGGACTAGATTATTCTGCTTTTCACGTATTCGATATTTCATCAATGCCCTACGAACAAGTATGTGTTTACAGAAACAATACGATAACTCCGGTTGACTATGCAGAAGTTGTACAAAAAATAGCAAAGATATACAATGAAGCTTATGTTTTAGTTGAAACAAATGACATTGGCGGTCAAGTAGTAGATACATTACACTTTGATTTTGAGCTTGACAATATATTCTATACCGAAACAGCGGGAAGAGCAGGGAAACGAATTTCATCTGGCTTCGGGCAAGGTGCTGACCGGGGAGTGAGAACAACAACACCAGTGAAAGCAACCGGCTGTTCAATATTGAAGCTATTGTTAGAACAACGACAACTGATGATATATGACTTTGAAACCGTGCAAGAATTATCCACATTTGTGCGCAAAGGAAAAAGTTACGAAGCGGAACCAGGAAAACATGATGATTTAGTCATGGGATTGGTTCTTTTCGCGTGGCTATCTACTCAGGCTATGTTCAAGAATTTAACTGACATAAACACACTTATGCAACTTAGAGAAAAGACTGAGTCTGAAATATTAGATGACGTTATGCCGTTTTTCACATGGGACCCAGGGTCAAACCAAATCATAACTACAACTGTATCTCCAAAGGATGACGATAACTGGCTAAATTAGCAAGGACTTAAACTCAATAAATAAGTTAAGAACTATTAGAAAATACCTACAAGGAGATAACAAGAATGACTTTTCAAACAAGTCCAGGTATTGCCGTCCGTGAAATTGATCTTACAGGAGTGGTCCCAGCTGTATCTACTAGCACAGCCGCTGTTGGTGGGGTGTTTGCTTGGGGCCCGGTGAATACACCCATTTTAGTTTCAACAGAAACTGATCTTATACGCAGATTCGGTAAGCCAATTACAGATTTCAATGTAGAAACATTCTATACGGCTTCAAATTTCCTGTCATACAGCAATGCAATCTTTGTTTCCCGGGCAAATACTGGGGTAACTGCCGCACCAGTTGGTGGATCTGCTGCGGCTCAAGCTGGTTTTGTGGCAAGATACCCAGGTGCATACGGAAATTCATTGCGCATCCTGGCTGCCACAGCTTCTACATTTGCTACAGCAAACACAATTCTTCAGAATTCTGTAGATTTCGCCCCAGCCGCAGGTGAAGTACACGTTGTTGTCGTTGACGCAACTGGTGTATTTACTGGAGCAAATAATACTGTCCTAGAAGTCTTTTCTAACCTATCTCTTACTGCTGGTGCTGTTACTCCAAATGGAACTAACAATTTCTGGGGTGACGTAATCCAAGATAGATCAAACTACATCACCATGACTACAGCAAACTCTTCTCCTCTTAGCGTTGCTGTAGATGCTACGCTTCAAGCGGGAACAAACGGGGCAACCGAAAATGCAATAACAGTAGGTCTTCTTCAGGCTTCGTATGAACCATTCAGAAATCCTCTAGAATTCGACATTTCATTCCTTCTGCAAGGTGTTGCTCGGGGAGCAAACGGAACTGAAATGGCAAACTGGCTTATTGCAATGGCAGAAGAACGCGGCGATTGCATGGTATTCATTTCACCTGAGAGAGCTGATGTTCTTAGCGGAAATAACACGAATGTTTCGGCTCGGGCAGATATTATAGGCTTCGCGAACAATGTCACTTCATCATCGTATGCGGTTATAGATACAGGGTATAAGTATCGCTATGACCGATACAATGATCGCTACATCTTTGTTCCGTTGAATGGTGATATTGCTGGCTTATGCGCGGCCACAGACGAAAGTAGAGATCCTTGGTTCTCCCCGGCCGGCTATAATCGTGGGTTCATAAAGAACGTCATTCGTTTGGCATATAACCCAGGAAAAACAGACAGGGATGAACTATACAAAAATTCCGTAAACCCAGTAATTACTGAAACTGGGCAGGGAACTCTTCTGTTTGGTGACAAGACTGCTCTAAAGAGACCATCGGCGTTTGATCGAATAAACGTTCGGCGCCTCATGATTGTTCTCAGAAAAGCCATTAGCCGGGCTGCAAGATCCACACTGTTCGAGTTCAATGATGAGTTCACACGGGCACAATTCAAAAACACTGTGGAGCCATTCTTGCGGGATATTCAAGGCCGACGGGGACTTACCGACTTTAGAGTCCAGTGTGATTCGACAAATAACACGCCAGAAGTGATAGATACAAATAGGTTCATCGCGGACATTTATATCAAGCCTTCACGGACCATTAGCTACATTACGCTGAATTTTATCGCCACAAGAACCGGGGCAGAATTCACAGAAATAACCGGAACAAGCCGCTAATCGGAGATAGAAAATGGCATTTAACATAAATGAAATGAGAAGTCAACTTACATTTGGGGGTGCAAAATCATCCCTATTTGAAGTTCGCATTACAAATCCCATAAACTCGGTTGCCGACATTAAGGTGCCTTTTATGGTCAAAGCTGCACAGCTGCCTGGATCAAGCCTAGGCACAATTGAAGTTCCCTATTTTGGCCGCCGAGTGAAACTCCATGGTGATCGGGTATTTGAGCCATGGCAGGTTCAAATTATAAACGATGAAGATTTCTTGATTAGAAATGCGCTGGAAACATGGATGAGTGCTCTGAATTCACACCAAGGAAACATTGCTTCTTATACAACTCCAGCACAATACAAAACTCAAGCTCAAGTTACACAGTTTTCAAAGACCGGAACACCTCTCAGAGTTTATAACTTTAATGGGCTATTTCCGACAGAATTGGCGCCAATTGATGTTGCTTGGGAAAACACTGACCAGATACAAGAATACGGAGTTGTATTCCAGTATGATTGGTGGAACGTTGACAATACATTTACCGGAGACGGTGGAACTAATACCTAAGGGGAAGTTAGTTGAGA